GCCATACCATGTCTGACATGCGGCACAAACTCGACAAAGACACACGACAAAGACACTTCCCTGAATATGATGGCGGCAAAGGCTCTAAACCCCGTAAGAGTACAGCCGAGTCACGCGATAAGTATAAGGCTAACTACGACCGCATTAACTGGGGTAGTAAGTAATGGCTGCCAACAATCCAGCCAAGCAAAGGGCAATGCGCCAGGAACAACTCCGAACCTACTTATCAGAGAAATGCCGACTTGAGCATGTCATTGATAACATTATTAAAATGGAAAGGGAGGGGGCATCAATGGAAAGCAATGAGCTAAACGCCATTAAGTATGCCACTGATGCTAGGCTAAAGCTGATTAACAAATACCTACCTGAGTTGAAAGCAACTGAAATGACAGGTGAAGGCGGTGCTGATCTGATCGTATCGGTAATCAAGAAGCGATTCGATGGCAACGATTGAGTACCACCTAAAGCCACAAGGGCAAGTGCTGCAGGAATTCGCTGACTGCCGAGAGCGTAACAGCTTCATCATGGGGCCATTGGGTTCAGGCAAGACAGTCCAGACTATCCTTAAGCTGTTTGACTTGATGTGTGAGCAGGCGCCAGTAAAGAGCGAGCAACATCCTAATCACGGTGTACGCTTAAGTCGAATCATCGCGGCAAGGAATACATACAGCGAGCTATTCAGCACAACGATTAAAGACTGGATCGAAATACTTGGCGACCTTGGCGAGTTTAAGCAGGGTAACAAGGAACCACCTACGCATAGGTTATCGTTCGGGCTGGATGATGGCACGAGTGTAAGGTGTGAAGTGATCTTTATCGCGTTTGATCGGCCTGATCACGTGAAGAAAGCCAGGGGCATACAGACAACATGGGTGTGGCTTAACGAAGCCAAGGAGCACAGCAAAGCCGTTGTGGATATGCTAGACCTACGTGCTGGCCGATACCCCAGTCCGAAAGAAGGCGCCAGACCTACACACTATGGGATTGTTGGTGACTCGAACGCTCCCGATGAAGACCATTGGTACTATAAGCTGGCCGAGGAAGAGAGACCCGAAGGCTGGGCTTTCCATCGTCAACCAGGGGGTGTCTTTAAGGATGGTGATCAATGGCGTGTCAATCCTGACGCTGAGAATCTCGATAACCTACCAACCGCTTACTACCACCGAGGTCTGCAAGGTAAGACCGATGACTGGATAAAAGTTAATCTAGCCAATGAATACGGCTTTGTATCTAGCGGTAAACCCGTTCACCCAATGTATGTGGACTCTGTACACTGTCAACCAATAGACTTCACGCCTTCACTTGATATCCCTGTTATCCTCGGCTTCGACTTCGGTCGTACACCTGCATGTGCTTTCTTACAGCGTACAAGTATGGGTAGGTGGGTGTGCTTCGATGAGTTCTGTTTGACGGATAGCGGTGCGGTAGACTTTGCACCACAGCTTAAAAGGTACATTGATGCTAATTACCCCAACCACAAGTTCAAAGGCTGGGGCGATCCATCGGGCGACAACAAGAACCAGGCTAACGCCGATACGCCGTTTAAGATCATCCGTGCCGCTGGTATCCCATGCTCGCCTACTGCTACCAACGACCCAGCGATGAGACGTGCTGCACTTGAAATACCGATGAAAGAAAACTGCATGGATGGCAAGCCGAGGTTTCATGTACTGCCCAAGGCTAGGATGATCCGCAAGGGCTTACAAGGTGGGTTCTGCTATCGGCGTATTCAGGTTTCGGGTGATCGCTACACTGATGAACCAGACAAGAACGAATACAGCCACCCAGTGGAAGCTCTTGAATACGCGTTACAAGGTGAAGGGGAAGGCAGGCAGGCGCTGACTAGGGCGCAGGGCTTCGATCGTCCTACAACAGCAAAGGTGGCTTTCAGTGTCTTCTGAAGTTTACGTAGTCTTTACGGGTGATGATGGGCATTGGTGGTCGCCATTCCTGCATCCAGTCATACAGCATTGTTATATTTTGGTGCCAGATCGCGGTCGCTGGATCATCTACGGTAAGTCCGAACAATACTTCGATCTTTTTACTTTAGATGACCAACCCTTTAAACTAGACGAAGTGATTGTTGTAAAGGCAGAACGTAAACAAATTAAACGCGGTCTATTCATGCTTAACACGTGCGTAGGCCATGCGAAACAGATACTAGGGATAAATGATCCGTTTATCCTTACACCCTATCAACTCTATATGAGGTTGGAAGATGAAAAAGCCAAAGGCACCTAAGAAGTCAGCGCAGGAAGTAGCGGTAGAGCGTAGACAGACAATCATGCTTGACAAAGAAATCGAGGAACAAGAAGATCGATTTCGTGCTTTGTCGCGTGGTAAACGTGGAACCGTCAGCCTATTAGGTGGCGCACCTCGAAGTCGTGAAGAAGCTGCAAGTCGTGGACGTTCATCTGGACTCGGCGGCTCGGCTGGTCGCTCACTTGTTGGTGGTATGCGTGGCGGTGTCGGTGGCTTACTTGGTGGCGCAGGTGGTGGCGGTATGTTTGGTGGTGGTGCTACTACATCTGGCGGGATAAAGAACTCAAGATCGTCACTGATTGGATTACAGCGCACGTTCTCATCTATGGGTAAATGACATGCAACTACCTGAACACTTGGGATCGTTTAACGATCTAGTCACAAGAGAAAAGAAAGCCTTCGATTCCGAGGCTATGTGGCACACACAGCTTTCTGACGTGTATGAATACTTCCTGCCTCAGAGAAACCTGTTCGACCGAGAAGATAAAGGCCAGAAGAAGATGGATCGCATATTTGATTCCACTTCACTGACCGCTATCCAGCAGGGTGCTAGTAAGCTGCAAGAGAACATCGCACCGATATGGGCGCGTTGGGCTACGTTCCAGCCAAGTGAACAGGTACTCAAGCTGCTAGAGACTGGCGACTATGGTGTAAGTGAAACCGATATACGCGAGAATTTAGAAAGCCAGGCTGAAATAGTCTTTGACTATATCAACCGTTCTAACTTCGGCACGCAGTTCTATGAGGCTGCACTTGATCTGCTGGTCGGTACTGCTACTTTGCGGATAGATGAGACAGACGAGGACGATATGCCGTTTGTCTTTCACGCTATCCCGCAGAAGGGTATTGCGTTTGAAGAAGGCCCATGGGGTACGATTGAAACCCATTGGCGTAGGATGAAGGTTAAGGCCCGATTACTCGAACGCATGTACAAAGGGTTTGAGCCAAGTGAGAAGATCGCTAACCTGATTAAGTCATCACCTGATAACGAAGTCGGCGTGCATGAAGGCGTTGTGTACTGCCCGAAGATAAAGCGCTATTACGGTATGTTATGGTGTGATGGTGAAGATTCGATCTCATGGTTTGAGGACTTCGGCGTAACTTCGCCTTGGGTAACTGGTCGATATACCAAAGTAGCTGGTGAGGTTCGTGGTCGTGGGCCTGCTATGCAGACATTGCCTGACGTTAGATCACTGAATAAAGCTAAAGAGTTTGTACTGCAAAAGGCTGCCATTGATCTAGCGGGTATGTATACAGCCACAGATGATGGTGTAACCAACCCTTACAACATCACTATCAGCCCAGGGATTGTTATTCCCGTGGGTAGCAACAACACATCCAATCCGTCTATCCAGCGTTTAGACACTGGTGCTAACTTACAGCTGGCGCAGTTCGAGATCATGGAATTGCAGAACGCAATCAAGGTGGCGCTGTTTAATGATCTGCGTGATCCTGCTGGCCCTGTTCGCTCTGCTACTGAAATAGCAATTGAGTCGAGAGAGTTGGCTAAGCGTATCGGTTCGGCGTTCGGTCGATTGCAGACTGAGGTGCTTGTACCTATCCTTAAGCGTGTTGTGTCTATCCTGACCCGTAGGGGATTGATTACGCCTTTACAGTTAGAAGGTAGAGACGTTGATATCAAGTTCACCAGTCCACTAGCACGTGCTCAGGACTCAGAAGACCTAATGGCTGTACAACAAGCAGTGCAGTTTGTGTTAGGTACTGCTGGCCCTGAACAGGTGATGATGGCGTTTAAGACTGAAAACTTCGGTACATGGGCGGCTGAGAAAACTGGCATGTCTAGCGAGTTAGTACGGTCTGAGTCTGAGAAACAGCAGATCATCCAGGCTGGTGCTCAAGCTGCGCAGATGGGACAACAACAACCACAACAACAGGCGGTTGAATGAGTTGGGATCAATTAGAAGTAAACCAGAAAGACGCTGAAGCAAAGAAGGCAGAAATAAGAGAGAAGCAAGTAGAGTTAGCAAAGGCGTATAGTCGATGCTTCTCTACTGAAGACGGTTTTAAAGTACTGGAGGACTTACTCAACCGCTTTGTCATGGATAACGGTACAGACTTCAATTCTCAGAACATCGAGTATGAGGCGGCGTACCACAATGGTGAAGCGGGGGTGGTTAAGTTTATTATTCACTTAACGAAGCAAGCGGAAAAACTATGAGCGAAACAAAGCGCGGTCGCAAACCAAAGCCCAAATACGAAATTGTCTGTGAATATGTGGAGCCATTGAAGAAAATTGGTTTTGATTTTGAGTGGCTTGATAACCTACACAAAGAATACGGGTTTACTAAATTTGAGTACGTGCATAAATTCCAAGCGTTCAGGTGCTATAAAGACGAAAAGCATCTGGATTGGATCGATATCAACGACCTATCACTGTTAAACGGTGGTCGGAATCTCGTTGTAATCCTGCTCAAGCATGGGCGGGTCAGTCCGAAAAGGGCTGTTATTCAATATCCATGGAGATAATTATGGAACAGGCCGTAGAGAGTAACGATGTTACACAAAACGACACCCTGACCTCACTGGTGGACGCTGCAGAGCCACAGTTGGGAGAGGGTGAGTACTTTTTAACCGAAGGCATTAAGGGCACAGGGGACACTCCCGAGTGGTTTAAGGCCGATAAATACAAGTCTATTGCAGACCAAGCCAAGGCATATACCGAATTGGAGAAGCGCTTTGGTGGCTTTAAAGGTGCGCCTAAAGATGGCTACCAAGCCCCTGAAGGTATTGAGCAAGACGATGCCTTGTTTGCTGAGCTAAAGACGTTTGCTGAAGAAACTAACATGTCTCAAGACGCGTTTGATCGCGCATGGGAAATACTGCAAGCCCAGTCTGAAGCTGTCGAGGAGGTATCCTTAGAAGCTGAGATGGCTAAGTTAGGCGACAATGCTACTGGTCGCATCAAGCATGTTGAGCAGTTTATGAAGAACAACCTAGACCCTGATACCTATGAGCGCTTACGTTACTCTGTTAACAGTGCTGAGTCGGTTGAATTGGTCGAGGCGTTAATCAAGTCTACTGCGCCAGCTAAGCTACCTATTGACGGTGTTGTACAGCCAGGTGGCGTGACTTGGGAAGCAATCGAAGCTGAGATGTTTAAGAAGGATGACAATGGCAACTTCTTGCGCTCTGTTGATCGCAACCATGAAGCCAAGATTCAGCGCATGATGAAAGAATTTGGAGGGGATCGACCTTATTCTAAAACCATTGGGTAGTTTGTTTTCTTATAGCTAAATGTTATTATTGATCTGTCGGATACCCATTCTTGGCCTGACAGATTATTTAAGGTTGTAGGCTGACCGAATCTGTCGGGCACTCAGTCGAAAACTTCTTAAAAGCACTATTGGAATGGTTCCAAGTGCATTGAGTTATTTTGACAATATGAGGAATTTATCATGTCAACTAATTTATCTGCTGTAGCGGTAATTGAATTTGACAGTATGGTCAAACAAGCCTACCAAGGCATGGGCCAACTAAAGAATGCAGTAACCGTCCGTAACAATGTTGTAGGTGATACCTACAAATTTCGCCGCATGGGCAAAGGTCTTGCTAACCAGAAGGCTTCTTCTGCTGATGTAACCCCAATGGATGTTGCGCACGAGTTCAAGGTGGCCACCCTGGCTAACTGGAATGCTCCTGAGTACACCGACATCTTTGACGCTGCCGAAGTTAACTTCGACGAGAAGCAAGAGCTTGCTAACGCAATTGCAGGTGCTTTGGGTCGCCGTACTGACCAGCTTGTCATTGATGCTATGGATGCCTCAACTCCGCTGACTACTGCTATTGCCGCAGGTGGTACTAACCTGACAATGGCTAAAGTTATCGAAGCTCAGGTTGCACTTCGTGACCAAGGCGTACCTAGCACTGAGTTGTTTGCTGCTATTGATGCAAATGGCTTGGGTGGTCTGTTGAATGATCAGAAGGCAACTTCTTCTGACTATCAGGCTATCAAGGCTTTGGTCTCTGGTGAGATCAACACTTTGTGCGGGTTTAACTTCATTGTTATCGAAACTCGTACCGAAGGTGGTTTGACTGTAGCAACTGACATCGTTGACTCTTGGTTCTTCCAGCGTCCCGCTGTTGGTCTTGCTATCGGTATCGACATGAAGACTGAAATTAACTACGTACCTGAGAAGACTTCTTGGCTCTCTAACGGTATGTTGAAGGCTGGCTCTGTCGTTCGCGACGAAGGTGGTCTGGTTAAAGTTCAGTACGATCGAACTGCTTAATAGCACAAGGGGGCTTCGGCCCCCATTCTTTTAAAAGGTGAGTTATGGCGAGCAAGATCGACCTAATTAGTAACGCATTAATATTAATTGGGGATACCCCTATTAACTCCCTTACTGGTGGTACTCGCGCACAGCAAGTAGCATCGAACCTGTACGACAATATCGTGCAGAATGAATTGACGAAACATCGATGGGGCTTTGCTAAGAAGAAGGCGCAGTTATCCCTAACAACTGACACCCCTGTAGACGATGAGTGGAAAAGCATATATCAATTACCCACCGATCTACTGTTTCTAATCAAGCTGTACCCGTCTACAAATTACGCCCTGTACGGTGATAAGGTGTATGCCGATACAAAGGATGCGCTGTACGCTGATTACATTTACAACGTCCCTGAATCTGAGTGGCCTGTATACTTCTCTAAGATGATTGAGTATGCGCTGGCTAGAGACTTCGCTAGCTCTATTCGTGATAGTGATTCCGCTAGACAAACTATGTCGGCTGAATACATTAACCAATCACGTATGGCCCGATACACTGATTCCCAACAATACCCCGTGGTGCCTGTAGCGTCTAATCCATTCGTCAATGTGAGGTTCTAATGTTTAATGATGACCATTTCTCACATGTAGGCGGGGCATCTAGCGCACCTAGACTTTATACCTATGAGACCACAGAAGACCGAACGATTGTATTAGGTTCAGGTTACTTCAACCAGGCTTACACTAAGCTGCAAGTTAAAGACCTGATCATTGTTAACAACTCGGTTGAGGTTTACACAGCCAAGGTTACAGCGGTATCTAAGAACAGCGTAACGGTACAGAAAACGTCATTCCTAGATCGGGAATACGCTTACTACTATTTGGACACAGAAACAGTACTTTCGCTGAATAATGACGGTGTAACGTATACCCAAGTACCCAATATGAGTGCTAACCCTGTACGTGACTTTACGCTTGACGGCGATACCTTAACGTACACAGGTGTAGGTGGTCTATTTCAGTTTGTCGGCTCAGTGGACATGAGTTCACAGAAGGTTGCCGATGTAACCATAGCCCTATCTATTAATGACGTTATTAGCCCCCAGTCTATTGTGCGGTCGTTTACGTCTGCGAACAAAAGGGGTTCTGCATCGTCTAATGGGATATTCCAAATTAATACTGGCGATGAGTTTCATGTAATGATGAAGGGAGATGGCACGACTTCTTTAGTTGTGGATATCTTCTCGATGAATTTGACCTTTATGGAGGTCTGATGGCCAAGTCAAGATTCTTTCAAACCAGCCTAATTAGTGGCGCTCTATCCCCTTTACTAAAAGGTCGGGTAGATATCGACCAATACTATCAAGGCGCAGAGGTTGCTAAGAACCTTGTTATCGTCCCGCAGGGCGGCATGAAGCGTAGGGCTGGTACTCAGTATATAGATCAAGCCTTAAACGTCTTAGATCGTCTTACAGGCACTATGACAATGCCTAACGGTGGTACGCCAGGAGACATTGACGATGAAGATGACACTACGTCTACGAGCACGACAACGAATGTTAGCACGACAAACCCGTACATTGTGGCGCAAATGGATTTGGGCGCTGCAACTTATGTTGAAGTGGTTGATGTTCGCGGCATACTACTTACGTCTGGCACGTCTGATGAATTTGATATTGAGCACTCTGATGATGGGGCGGCATGGACAAAGCATATTGATATCCCGCTTATTGGATCAAGCGCACAAGACTTCCGATTCAAAGCAGGAGTCACCAAAAGATACTGGCGAATCGTCAAAACAACCGCCACAGACTTAGGTACTGCTAAGGTTACGTTATCTGACTTCAACCTATTTAATGAGTCTGCAACGGCATCTAACGTTAAGCTGTTAGACTTTTCTGTTGAATCTGATCGACATTATTTATTGATCCTAACCGACAAGAACATTCGGATTATTAGAACGCCAGATACTTATGTTGCTGACGTTAAGATGGCAATGCAGTCTGCTGCCATTCCTGATGTTCGTGATACGCAAGTTGAAAGCGTAATGTTGTTGTTCCAAGAAGACTATGCGCCCAGTCGATTAGTTAATTTGGGTACGGACTCTGATTGGTTCTTAGACCTTGCACCTTTCGTAAATATCCCACAATTTGACTATAACGATGATCTTAGTCCCACCCCCGTCAATGATGTGCAGAGAATGACGCTATCCTCTTTTGTGGCTGGCGATACTTTTCAGATAGACATTGAGGGCGTGCTATCCAAGAACATTACTTTCGCTGGTGATGCTAACGCAGATCAAAGAGAATCAACTGTATTCAACATACAAAAGAACATTCAAGAGATGCCTGTCATGGGCGATACAGGCGTTAGCGTTTCTTATGTTTCTGCGGGCGTATATGACATTATCGTAGGCGGTGAGTCGGCTAAAGACTTCGAGTTGTATTCTGGCTTCGCTACCAGTGGCACAGCCAGTAAGACGGTGGGCTTTGTTAAAACTGCTAGTGGGTCGCCTAGAAAAGAGGACGTATGGTCGGCTACTAGGGGCTGGCCTAAGACTGCCTGCTTCTATGAGAGTCGTCTAGTTATTGGTGGCACTAAGTCTAAAAGACAAAGCCTGTTTGCTAGTAAGACTGGATCGTTCTTTGATTTCGATATTGATGATGGCGATGATGATGAAGGAATCTTTGCGACTATCTCATCACGAAAACTGAATGAGATTGTTGACGTATTCCCAGGCAGGACTTTACAGATATTTACCTCTGGCGCTGAGTTTGCGGTAACGGTTAAGCCGATAACCCCAAGCACAGTAGCGATTACCCCACAGACTTCACACGGTGCATCTAATATCGAAGTGCAGGAAGTGGACGGTTCAACTCTATTTATCGACCGTAACGGTAAGACATTAAGAGACTTTATCTACTCGTTCAACGAGGATGCCTATACAACGCAGGATAAGTCCGTTTTAGCGTCTAACTTAATCAAGCAACCTGTCGGTTTAGCCTTGTTAACAGGGACTCAGAGCGAGGACTCTAACTGGCTGTTCATCATTAATAGTGATGGTGGGGCGGCAATCCTAAACACCTTACGATCTCAAGATATTAACGGCTATACAGAGTGGACTACCAGTGGCTCATTAAAGTCTGGCGCTGTTGTTGACGATGAATTCTATGTTCTCAATGAGAGAGAAATTAACGGCTCTACCGTATCGTACATTGAACGGTGGGACTTCTCTTATCTAATGGACTCATCTATTAAAGTAAGCCCAACGCCTACTCAAACAGTCATTACAGGTCTTAGCCATTTAGAGGGCGAGACAGTACAGATTGTAGGTGATGGGATTGTGCTTAGTCCCAAAACGGTATCAAGCGGACAGATAGAATTAGACGCTAATGAGATTGGATACTCTCAGATTGAATTGGGTTTAAACTTTGTACCAGAATTAATACCAATGCCACTGAATACTAATATAGGTTCTGGGCAGAATGCGATGAGACTAAAGCGCATTATACGTGTCAATATGCGCGTGTATGAGACATATGGTGTTCATGTGGACGGTAACCCTGTTCCGATTAGAACGTTCGGCTCAGCGCCAACTACGCCGCTAGATTCTGCACCAACGGCATTAAGTGGTATTATTGATGATGTGTATGATATTAACGGTTGGAATCGTGATGTGATGCCGACCATAAGTGTACCAGACCCAACGCCTTTCCATATCCAGGCGATTGAATACGAGGTTGAATCATCGTGAATCTAGCCTTGCAAAACAATATCTTCAAGCTGCAAGAGTTAATGCTAACTCAAGAGCAGGCCGAGACAGAGACGCTTCATCACTTCTCGGATGGAATATACGCAAGGGAATTACGAATACCCGCTGGCGTTTGCATTGTCGGTGCATTACACAAAACTCGACACTTTATGATGGTGTCTAAGGGTAAGTGCTCGATAGCTACACATGAGGGTTCAGAGATTATTGAGGCTCCTTACATGGTGGAAACACAGCCAGGCATTAAGCGTGTTGTGTACGCTTTTACGGATACAGTAATGACGACATTTCATGTTACGAACGAAACAGATATTGATAAAATAGCAGAACAGATACTTGTTCCAGAGGTGGAATAATGAGCTGGGTAATTACAGCATTAGCAGTAACTAGCGCCGCAGTATCGGCAAGGGCTTCATATGTCTCTGGCAGGGTTCAGGAAGATGAATTAAAACGCCAAGCCGAACAAGAGAAGGTCGCTGCACAAAGCCGAGAGTTGCAGAGAAGGCAAGAGTTAAACCGAGCACTGGCGGCTAATGTTGTTGGTATGGGACAGTCTGGTCTTGCAGGTGAAGGTACTCCAGCAAGCATAGCCCTGTCAGGCGCTCAACAAGTAGGAATAAGTGAGGGCGCTATTAGCCTTACTGATAAACTACGGCAGGCTCAATTAAAACGACAAGGCTCTATGGCGGCACAGACTGGTAAATTACAAGCGGCTTCTACGTTATTGCAGACTGGCGCAGATATTGCCCAACTAGAGTCTGGAAGGCAAAAGACAAAAACACCAGGAATTAAATAAATGGCAATCAAGCGCATAGATTATTACGGCAAGTTTGAGCCTACAGGCCCAGACTTCTCTACCGCTAAAAGATTCCAAGCCCTTGCTGGTTTGGCAGATCAGGTGGGTGAGACTGCCGCGCAGCTTGGCCAGATTGCTTTAAAAGAACGTGCTACAAAAGCTGCTAAATCTGGAGCACTGGCTGGTGCGCAGGTTGAGCGTGACGAAGAAGGGAATATTATTGCTCCTGAATTGCAGGAAGATAATACCTATTACGGCCAAGCATTTAATGAAGCTGCCATTAAAGCCTATAAGTCAGGAATATCATTAGACGCTAGAAAGCGTTTTGATGAGCTTGCAATTGAATTTAAAGAAGATCCAAAGGCATACAAAGAAGTTGCTGACAAGTATAAGCAAGGGCTTATGGATGGGTTGCCTCCAGAGCTTCAAGTTGAGCTTGATTCTGTATTGAACGAGGATATTTATTTTCGACAAAAAGCAATTAAGAAGACTGCTATTGAAAATAAATTTAAGGAAGATTTGGCAGGTATTGAAGCCGATATTTCAAGTATAGAAAATGAAATACTTTATGCTGCTAGAAACAATGACACAGAAAGGCAGCAAGCGTTAGAGAATAGACTGTATAAAATGATCGAGGATTCTGCTGAATTTATTGATCCAATACAGGCGAAAGATAGAATTGAGGCTCTTGGTAAAAATGTAGCCGAAGAAGTATATCTAGGACAGATCGATCGCATTGTCTTTAACGAAGAGGAACCTCTAGAGCAAAGACTTGTTAAAGGCGAGAAGCTACTATCTGATTTACGCTCTACTGATTTTTTTGAAGATTTAACGCCCGATGAAAAACGCGCATTAGAAACTCAAATTGATGCTAGGGTGAATGATGTTCGCATTGCTGTTGGCAAACAAAAATCACAAAGAAGTTCAGAGATTGCGCTAGAAGTATCTAACCTAGAGATTGCTGCCAAGAATGGCTTGCGTCCAGCTGATGAGATTATTCGAGATGCTAACCGATTATTCGGTGATGGCGATATTAGTGGTGATGAGCGCACTTCAATTATCAACAATGTGTATGCACAGCAAAACAGGTCTAAAGAGAAGAACGATAGAATCCTAGATGTATCTGACCGTGTTAAAGGTGATCCCACTGTAGTGGTAACTCAGCAAGGTATTGATGATTACTACGAGGACTTGCTAGAGCCCCAGTTAGAAGGCATGGCTGACAAGTCTTTGGTTCAGGCTAACTTCATTGGCGCTACTCGAATTATTCCTAAAAAAGTTAAGATTCAAGTTAATCAGCAATTAATTTCTGGTGATCCTGCGTTAGTTACTGAGGCTGCACAGTTAATTGATCGGGTGGATGAAATACCAGGAATGTTTGATCAGCTTACTACTCCTGCAACTAAGACGTTCGCCGCTAACATGGTGCGACTAATGGAGGTAATGAGTCCTGAAGAAGCATACAAGCGTAGCGAGCAATTCTTGGGTGATGGTCTAGATCAGGATCGTATTGATTTTAGACGCAATATTATTAAGAAGCAAAAATACCAAGAGAAATATGAAAAATGGACGCAGGATGTTGTTGGCGACCTAAATGAAGTATCTATGGGTAGAGCTGTAAATCAATATCAGACCATATTTGAATCGTACTTTTTAGAAGGCATGGATGAAGGATCTGCTAGAGATCAGGCTGAAAAGTTTATGAATGCCAATTACAGTGATTCAATCTTTGGAAAAATGATGTACCCCCCTGAGCAATACTATACTCTTGGTGGTGATATTGAATACATGAGAGATCAAATCTATTCTGAAATTTCTGTTGCCTCTGAGTTATTTGGTGAGGTTGATCCAGACAATATTATTCTTATTTCTGACGAGGTTACTGCGCGCACTGCATCTGAGGGACGCCCAATGTATCGGGTTATGTTTGAAGATGAAAATGGCGTACTGCAAACAACCAACGAATACTTTATTCCTGATGTTGCATCTGCAATGGATCAGAAAAAAGAAGAAGCCAGGCAGCGAATTGAAGAAGAGCGGGCATTATCTCCTATTCAGCAAAAGCTAGAGCAAGATCGGGTTAATCAAATAATTGAAGATGAAACAGGTGTTCGCCCAGAAAGAGCTAAAACTCGTGTTCGCCCTGCATCTGAAATTTATGCTGGCTCCGTATTTACTCCTGAAAATTATGCAGAGGCTTTAGGTAAAGGTTTAGAAATTGCAACCACTCCACAAAGAATGGCTGCCGAGTTAGTTGGTGAGGTTGGCAAGGCAATCGGCAAGAAAGGTGAAGCCTCAAGAAAGCGCTTACAGCAAGAGGCTAAAAGAAGAGCTGAAGAAGAAGCTAGGATTAGAGCTGAAGCTAGAAAGGGGGCTAAATAGTGCCGTTTGTTTCTGCGCCTGAAGATGCTGTTTTAAAAAATAAGCTAACTAACTTAGCTGAAACTGAGCCTGATAAGCCTACGGTATCTGAGCTAGCGTCTGCTTTATGGCGTCAAGAAAACACTATTGGTTCTTTTGTTGCTCAAGAGCAGGGTCTGCCCGATGGTGTTGACGATCGGTCATTTAATCCATTTGATTACATTACTGACGAAGAAGCATTAGATGAGGTATTTGTTAGCAATGCGGCACTAGCTGATACGGTTGATGAAATAGAGGCGCTACGCAGGCAGTCTGCTAAAGAAAAGGCCGACAGAGAGACCATCCGAAAGGGTGGCGCTATGTCGTTTGTAATTGGTGCTGGTGTTGCAATTGCTGATCCTATTAACTTAATTCCTATTGGTGGGGCAGTAGCCAAAACTTACAAGGCTGGCAATTCAATTCTAAGTGCTGGACTTATTACTGGCTCAGTATCTGCCGCAAGTTCTGCCGTTACTGAGGCGGCGTTACACACTACTCAGATAGAGCGCACCATGGGTGAGTCTGCCATTAATGTTGGCGCATCGTTTTTGCTTGGTGGTGCTATTGGTGTTGGTGCTAATCAGTTAAACCGATACATTAACAAATCGCAACTAGAGGAAATCGAGCGCTCTATGAATGTTGAGCCAAAGATTGCTAGAGGCGAAGACACTGTTTTTGATTTTCAATCTGAAAAAATAAAAGCAGAAGCAGAGGCAGAAGGCATAACCCCAGAGCAGTTAAGTGCAGGTGCTGCCCAGGTTGCGAGTGGTCAACAAGTGTCGGGCAAGACTGGCAAGTTTTTAGCCAAGGCTTTGGGTTTCGATCCACTATCTAGAACCCTTACTAGCGCAAATCCAGAGACAAGACGTATTGCTAATATGCTGGCTGAGAATCCATACAAAATGGACGGGCCATCTATGACTGCGGCAGAGAGCCTAACAAAAATTAAGGATGGCTATTACAATGCCGCCTTGCAAGGCCACACAGACGCGTTTAGGGCGTACAGGAAGAACAACAAGGGCAAGGGCACTATGAAGCGCTTGCAGTTCAACGAGGCTGTTTCTACAGCCATACGCGAGGGTCGGCACGATATTCCAGAGGTTGAGGCAGCGGCTAAGGCTTGGCAAAGAGAATTGTACGATCCTATTAAAAATGAATTGATCGAAGCTAAGTTACTGCCAGAAGACGTTGATGTTGCCACTGCTGTTAATTACTTAAACCGCCGATGGAACAAAAATAAGGTAGCGGCAGAGCTTCCAGACTTCGTGAATGTAGTGTCTAGGTGGCTAAAGGACGAGGACTTAAATTTATTTGCCAAGGCTCAAAATGCAAGAATAAAGATTGTTAATGCAACTGGGGTTGAACGAACAAAGCTACAAGCTCTTATTGATAAGGCAGAGTTTAAAGAGGCTAGAGAGCTTGAAGACTTCGACTACGAGGATATTGCTAGACAGATCGCCCAAAGAATTATGGGTACACCTGATGGTAAGTTGCCTTACGATTGGAAAATGGGCGAAGGTTCTAGCACTGGGAGCACTGCTAAAATTTCAGGTTTAAGAGGGCCGTTAAAATCACGAACATTTCAGATACCAGACAACATGGTAGAGAAGTTCATGGATAACAACATTGAAGATTTGGGTCGCATGTATCTTCGGCAGACTGCTGCCGACATAGAGTTAACTAAAAAGTTCGGCGATGTTGATATGACCGATGCTTTTAAAGAGTTGGAAACTTGGCAAAAAACTGCTTTGGAAAAAGCCAAGACAGAGGAAGAGCGTTTAGCATTGATTGCGGCGTACGATGCAGATATTAGAGACCTTGCCGCTATGAGAGATAGGATTCGTGGCGTATACGGTGATATTGATCCGAATAATATTTGGGTTCGTACTGGTCGAGTTGCCAGAAACTTAAACTACCTGCGGTTCATGGGCGGTGTTGTTGCCTCGTCCGTTCCTGACGTTGCACGAATCTTTATGGCAGAAGGTGTTGCCAGGACATTCTCAAAAGGCTTGCTTCCGCTAGCTAAAAACCTAAAGACATTTAAAGTATCTGCTGCTGAAGCTAAACGGTATGGTGTTGGCATTGATGCGTTGATGGGTGGGCGCTCTCAAATTATTGCTGATGTTATTGATTATACCCAGTCTGGTACTGCGTTTGAGCGCGGTTTGCAGTCAATGACTGATAACTTTGGTCGTATCAATATGATGGATTATTGGACGGCAGGCGTTAAGCAGCTTCACGCAGTGACCATGCAGAATGGTGTTATTGATGATTTGCTAAAAGGCAAGATAGATAAGCGTCTTGCTAGATTGGGTATTGATAACGCAAACGCTGAAAACATTGCGAAACAGCTAGAAAAGCACGCTAAAAAAATAGATGGTGTTTGGATATCTAATGCCAAAAACTGGGACTCACCTGCACTTTATGAGGTGTGGGCTGCTGCGATTAGAAAAGAATCTGATCGAGTAATTGTTGTTCCAGGGCAAGAAAAGCCATTGTTTATGTCTACCGAGCTAGGCAAGACAATATTTCAATTCCGTTCGTTTATGTTTGCTTCCACACAAAGAATGTTGATTGGCGCTCTTCAGGGGCAGGATCATAATGCGGTGGCTGGCGTGTTAATGTTAACCAGCATTGGAACGATGGCATACGCATTTAAACAGTGGGACGCCAAACGAGAAATATCTGATGACCCTGTAGAGCTAATCGTAGAGGGTATTGATAGGGCGGGCGTTCTCGGAAGTATTATGGAAATTAACAACACGCTAGAAAAATTGTCTAGCAACAACTTTGGGCTAAGGCCGTTGCTTGGAATCGAAAGAGGCGCGGCACGATTTGTTTCAAGAAGTATGTCTGAAAATTTGCTTGGGCCTACCGTTGGTAGTTTGTTGGATACTTCGTTGCGAGTAGCAAATGCTGGACTAGCAGAAGATGGTTGGGGTGAATCTGATACGAGAGCCCTTAGACGCTTAATACCGTACCAAAACTTAACGTTTATTAGACAGGGTTTTGATACAATAGAGGAAAAGGTAGGTGATTTATGACAGTATCCAGCACAACAAGCCGTAACCAGTACACTGCCACCAGCGGGCAGACTGTATTCCCATACACGTTTGAAATCTTCGATAAAGGCGATGTTGTTGTAGTACAAAACAGCACAACTTTGGTTGAGGGTGCAGGTTACACGGTTTCTGGTGTCGGAAATGAATCTGGCGGATCAATTCTTTTATCGGCTGGCGCTTCATCAGGCGACATTATTACAATATACAGAGATATGCCGCTTGAGAGAAACACAGATTATCAGACGTCTGGTGATTTTTTGGCATCGGAAGTTAACAACGATTTCGATAGATTATGGCTAGCGACACAGCAAATTAACGAGCTATCCAATAGATCAATTAAAAAGCCAGACAGTGACCTTACTTCTATAAATATGGTTTTGCCAGCAGCTTCTCAAAGAGAAGACAAAATATTAGCTTTTGATTCAACTGGCGCTGTAATTGTACCGAATATATCTTACCCGATATTAGAAAACTTTTTACAGCAAGCATCATTGTTAAATTTTCCAACGGATTTGGGTTTAGTTAGTGATCCAGTTATTGTTTATACCTACGACTTAGGAGCCTTATAAAATGGCACAAGAATTGAAATTTAGACGAGGCACTACTGCCCAGACCGATGTGTTTACTGGCGCTGAAGCCGAGTTTACATACGACACTCAAAAGAAAGCAATCGTTACTCACGATGGTTCTACTGTTGGCGGGTTTACTGGTGGCGGCTTTTTGCAAGCTGGCACTGGTGCAGAGCCAAGGTCGGTAGAAAGCAAACTTAGGGAGACTGTTTCTGTTAAAGATTTTGGCGCTGTCGGTGATGGTATTGCTGATGATACCGATGCAATTAAAGCGGCTGCTGAATATGCAACTGCAAATAATGCGTTTCTTACTGGGCCAGAAGGAACCTATCTAGTAACAGACACAATTCAATTAGATTCCGATGGAAACATGGAGCTAATGACCATTGAAGCTAATGGTGCTGTGGTTAGCCCTGTTGTTAGATTCGGAACAATCACAGGACAACCTACCGCATTTAAAAGAATGGTTTTGCCTCGCGTTACCAATAACAGCCGAACGTCTGGCGTGTGGGGTAATGGCGTTGGAATTGAATTAGCTAACTGCAACACTTGCGAATTCACTGTTCCTTTTGTCACTCAATTTGAAACAGGTCTACAGTGCGGTGGTTATACGTCTGGCTTTGCGTATAACACTATCAACTTGATGTACATTTACTCAAACAAAATTAACTTAAAACTTACCGTTTCTGGCGCTGGCGGTTGGTGTAACCAGAACGTATTTATGGGCGGTCGTCTTGGGTTTAACACTTCAGACTTTACCGTTTCTGGATATTCTGGGACTCGATTTATCTTAATGGAAAAGGGTGTGGCATCTTCTGCTGGCCCAAACAACAACCTATTTTTAAACACTTCGATTGAATCTAGCCTGGTTGATTACCGCGTTGAATTTAACGAATCCGTTTCTTACAACCAGCTTATCAACTGCCGATGGGAAGGCTCATCTAAACGGATTTTATTTCACACTGATACCGCATCGGGGATTACTGGTAACATTATTCTTGGCGGGTATAACGCTGGTATTGCTCCAGACTTTACGGGTACTGGCTCATCTTTGTACAACAGTGTATTTGCTGGCCGAGTAAATAAAATTGAGTCAACTGGATCAAACTTTGACCTAGTTAACAAGTCCAGCAACAGTGTTACTGCTCCACACATTCAGGGTTTCCAAGCATCAGAAACCGCCATGTTAAAGTCTAGCGCTGATACCGACTGGACTTATCGCTTATACGCTCATGGCCTCGATGGGAAAAGAGATACAGACACAGACCCGCGATTAAGATTAGACTTTCAAAATGCCCGAATAACATTTGGTACTGGCGCGACTCCATCGACTAATTACTTTGAGTCTTTTTCGACTCTTGGCATTAGGGTTTCATCACGATTCCAGCCAGCCAATGATAACCTACAGCCATTGGGCTTTGGTGGGTATAGATGGTCTGAGGTGTTCGCTGGTAACGGAACGATTAACACTTCTGATGGTACTGAAAAGCAAGACATTGAATCAATCAATGAAGCTGAATTGCGTGTTGCTACAGCAATTAAAGGAAGCATCAAGAAGTTTAGATTCAAAGATGCGGTTGCATCAAAAGGTGATGATGCGCGTATTCACTTTGGTGTCATTGCTCAAGACGTACAAGCTGCATTTGAGGCTGAAGGTCTTGATCCAGAGCGCTACGGCTTATTCTGTAAAGATACTTGGTATGAAATTGATGGCGAGTTTGTTGCGCCTAATGAAGATGGCTCATACCCAGAGGGAGCAGTAGAGCGCATTCGTTACGGCATACGTTATGACCAGCTGCTTTCATTTGTTATTGCGAGTATGTAACCGTGTCTAAGTCTTTACTTAAAAGAATAGGCGTGTCGGGTTACAATAAACCCAAGAAAACGCCTAGTCACCCAACCAAGTCTCACGTTGTGGTGGCTAAAGAAGGTGATAAGGTAAAGACAATACGCTTTGGCCAGCAAGGTGTCAGTGGCTCACCTAAGAAAGAAGGCGAGTCAGATGCGGCTAGAAAGAGACGAGAGTCTTTTAAGGCTAGACACAGAAGGAACATAGCCAAGGGTAAAATGTCTGCGGCTTACTGGGCTAACAAGAGCAAGTGGTGAGTTTATGAAGAAGCCAAAGAAGGGTTTGTACTACAACATTATGAAGAAGCGAGAGCGCATTGCTGGCGGCTCTGGTGAACGCATGAGAAAGCCTGGCACTAAGGGCGCACCTACTGCCAAAGATTTTAAAGAAGCTGCTAAAACAGCAAGGAGCTAAACATGACAATGAAAGACGCAAGTGGATATGACGCACCAGCGAGTAATGCTTTTGCAGTAACCCCCGCTGATGGTTCAAATCTAACACACGCTGCCCGAGCGTTATTCGTGGGTGGTGCTGGTGACATTAAAGTAGATACGTTGGGCGGTGACACAGTGACTTTCACTGGTGTACTGGCTGGATCTATCCTACCTGTACGAATCTTAAAAGTGTACTCAACTGGGACTACGGCAACCAGCATTGTAGCGGTGTACTAATATGATTGACCTCGGCATTAACCTGTTTCAAGAAATTGCAGCACTCGGTGGTGGCGGGGGCTTTTCTATTACAAGCTCACTACGCTTTAACGATGACGACTCGGCTTATCTATCACGGACTCCAAGTGTTGCTGGTGATCGTAAGACATGGACGTGGAGTGGCTGGGTTAAGCGTGGGAATGTTGGCATAACTGCAACGCTATTTACTTCAGACAAAGACGTTATTAGATTTCAGTCAGACGATACGATTGCCTTTTTCCTAAATGATGGTGTTACAGTAATGTGTTTAACAAACGCCGTATATCGGGATACATCTGGCTGGTATCATATTGTTGCCACTTATGATTCAACCGAAGCAACTTCTTCTAATAGAATGAAGATATATGTTAATGGTATACAGCAAACATTTTCATCTGCATCTTATCCTAGTCTTAACCAAGATTCACAATTTAATAATACTGTAAGCCATACACATGGCGTAAATTCAGTAGCGGCTATAATAAGACTTTTTGACGGCTACATGGCAGAAGTCAACTTCATAGACGGTCAAGCCCTAACCCCTGATGACTTCGGTGAGATAAGCGAAGACACAGGCGAGTGGATTCCAAAGAGATACGCAGGTACATACGGCACTAATGGCTTCTACCTACCGTTTGATGGCAATGCCAATGACGATAGCGGCAACGGTAACAACTGGACTGAGAACAACTTAGCGTCCACTGATTACATGATTGATACGCCTACTAATAATTTTGCTACGTTGAATCCTTTAGACCCTTTAACTACAGGAACGCTATCGGATGGTAATCTTGTAACTAGCGGAAACGCTAAAGTTTCTTTACGACCAACATCGGGCCAATGGTATTACGAAAAAGATGGTGTTGGAATCAGTTATGATGCTGATACTTCGGGGCAGTTTAACCCAACGTTGGCGGCTGGGTCATATAATTTTGGCCAATATGCGTGGGCAGACACTGGGCCAACGGGTACTGAAAAAGCACTCTGCACTGACAACCTACCTGCACCAGCTATTGAGCAGCCAGAGACTCAGTTTAATGTTGTGCTAGACACTGGCGCTAACATAAAGGCTACAGCAGAGGCGCTGTATGATAGCTCTCTAATATGGATTAAGGACAGAGCTAACTCTAACAACCACCAGCTTATTGATACTGTAAGAGGCACGGGTGTTCTTCGGTCAAACACTACTGCCGCAGAGACAACCTACTCTGCACCTTCTGGCAACTCTGTTGCGTGGGTATGGAAAGCTGGCGGCACAGCAGTATCAAACACAGACGGCTCTATCACTTCACAGGTCAGTGCTAATGTTGATGCTGGGTTTAGTATTGTAAGTTATACAGGTAATGGATTGCTGGGTGAAACTATTGGGCATGGTCTTAACTCAGCATTAGAAATGATTATTGTTAAAAACAGAGACAGGGTTATTGACTGGACTATTTATCATGAAGCAATAGGTGCAACTGCTTATATTGAATTTGATATTGACGCATCAGCAGTCGCTAGTTCTCGGTGGAATGATACAGCCCCAACGTCAACTTTATTTACAATTGGGAATTCAGCAAGAGTAAATGAGTCTGCAAGTTCGCATATTGCCTACTGCTTCCACAGCGTTGAAGGTTTCTCCAAGTTTGGCTCGTATGTCGGAAACGGATCAGCAGATGGACCATTTGTCTACACTGGGTTTAAACCAGCGTTTATCATGTACAAGCTGGCTATTGGTGGCACGGGTAACTGGATTATTTCCGATAATATGCGAGAGGGCTACAACTGGGATAACCCGTCGCTTTACCCTAACCTCACAAACATTGAGTCAAATGCGTCATCTTTAGATATCTTATGCAACGGATTTAAGATAAACGGTACTGGTAGCAGCCACAACGCAAGCGGTAGCACATACATCTACATGGCATTTGCAGAGCACCCATTTAAAGAGGCTTTGGCTCGATGATAGCGTTCCTACTATTCATTCTCTTACAAGTCGCTGATGGGTGGACGACTGTGACCGCTTTAAATCTCGGTGGTCGTGAAGCCAATCCAATTATGGAATGGTTCTTTAAGCGTTTAGGTGTGGTTGAAACACTGCTTACACTGAAGGGCTTAACTATCATTCTATTTGGTACAGTGCTGTATGAGCATTGGATAGTATGGGCGTTTGTTTGTTTGTATACTATTGTTGTTATCAACAATGTAATGGCTATTAGGAAGTTGTAATGTCTATTGAATCTGCTGTCGTTAAACTACAGACTCAACAGGAAGCGATGGCAGGAGATGTGCGCGATATGAAGGCGGCGCTCGATTCAATCGCTAGAAGTTTGGAGAAGCTATCAGTGCTAGAGCAACGCCAGGCTGACGCGCATGAAGACATAAACCGTGCGCACAAACGACTAGATAACGTAGAATCATTATTGAAAGAAGAAGTAAAAGGTCATGAGAAGCGCCTGCAATCTATTGAAATAAATCAAGCTAAGAACCAGTGGATTGAAAGAGTAATTACTGTAATCGTCATGGGCGTTGTTGGCCTTTGGATTAAAGGTGGGCTGTGAAATTTCTGGATTTAATTGCAGGAATCTTTAAACCCGCTGCCGAATTGATCGACGAGCTACACACCTCTGAAGAAGAAAAACTTAAACAACAAAGGCGCTTGTTAGAAATACAAGCCATGGTGCTAGACTCATCACTCCAGTATGAAAAGGAGATGATGACTTCCCGCGCTGAGATCATTAGCTCCGAAGCAAAAAGCGAACACTGGATTACCGCCACCTGGCGACCTATCACAATGCTGACATTCCTAGCATTGGCGGTAGGTGATTCACTAGGCTGGCTACCTAACCCATTAAGAGATGAAGCCTGGATGTTATTGCAGATAGGACTAGGCGGTTACGTAGTTGGTAGATCGGCTGAGAAGGTCATTAAGGAGGTTAGAAAGTAATGTTTTTTAAAAAACTCGTAGGCAAGCTGCAAGATAAGTTAAACATGCCCCAGGCTACTTTGATCGGCGCTTATTCTAGCGAGCTAACCGACAAGAAAAAGAAGCTCAAGGACAAGTTAAAAGATCAGGTAAAGCGCAAGCGTATCATCGAATGAAGCGCCTAATTGCCATGCTACAAAGGCACGAAGGTCTGCGCCTAAAGCCTTACAAGTGTACCGCTGGCAAGCTCTCTATCGGCTATGGCCGCAACCTAGATGATATGGGTATCAGCGAAGTCGAGGCTATGGTTATGCTTCGCAATGATATCGAGCAGTGTTATCGGGAGTTAGAGATGTTCTCTTGGTTTTCTGATCTTGACCAGGTAAGGCAAGAGGCGTTGGTTGATATGTTATTTAACCTTGGCCTACCCACATTCCTAGAGTTTAAGAAGACTCTAAAGCATGTCGCCGAGCATAGCTGGTCGATGGCTGCTGCTGAAATGTTAAACTCTAAGTGGGCTAGACAGGTAGGTAGTCGCGCCGAGGAATTAGCCTACATGATTGAGACTGGCACTTACCTGAAATAAAAAAGCCCCCGAAGGGGCAATATGCAATTAACACTAAGTGTAACTCTGTGGGGAGTAGGATGGGTCACACTCCATCTTTTTATACTCCTCTCTGTAGTGTTTGGCAACATCTTTTCTAACTTGTTCATTGGCTTTAAGAATTCCGTTAGCCTTCTCTTGTAGTATTTCTAAATGACTTTGACCGAAGTACTGGCTTAACCATTTAACAAAGGTTGTTGGGTTCTCGGTCATATGTCTATGGCATCCACTACACATACAAACAGCATTCATCAAATCCCATCGTACACTTTTCTTCCTGCGTCCGTGGATATGGCAACACTCTAGTCTAAGGTCTGACCTATGGCAGTGCTCGCAATATCCCTTGAACCTAACAACATCACTGAACCACTTGTCCGCTGCATCCCTGCGTATCGCCATCTTTATCCTCCATTGTCCACTTCTTCTCGCGCCCGACTGCTGGCGCAAAAGTTAAACAGCCCTCACACATCCAGCCTTTCAGCCTGAAGTTTTCGGTTGCTGTAAATATCTCAGTCATTTGCTGGTTGCAATCATCACATATCATTATCGCGATCATCTCTCACCCCTTCTATTAAAAACTCCAGGTAATGCTTTGCTTTCAGTAAGTCGTCTAGCCCGTTCTTATCTTTCCATCGGCTTACATACTTAACGACATTGCCTTCACAAAATCCTAACCCATTGCTCATAATGTATTCAATAGGCTGGATGCCTTTGTTCTTATAGTGGCTGCCGCCGATCTGGTAATCCTTTGCGCTCACACGCCCTCCATAGCCTTGCTATCCATTTGTTGTTGATTGTAAATATCACTGTCTTGTTTTTGATTATGTACAGCACGGTACCGTGTATTCTTATTTTCATGCTCGCCTCATTATTTTGCATTTGCCTTGCTTGATTTGACTTACAGCACCGCGTCTTGAGTTTTCAGAATGCGTTACCCATTCCATGTTACCTATCTCATAACCTCGGCTTGAGTCTATCCTGTCAACACTGGGCGATAGCTTTCGGTCATATCCTGATTTTTCCCAGGCATCGAACAGTTTGTGAAACTTATCACTAGCCAGCGCCCACTCGTAGAATTCATGGCGGTCTAGTATATCTTTACCAGCATACAGGTGCGCTTTAAGTTTCTGCACACCACTTATTCTTGACTGCATGTTGCGATACATTCGCATGAGCTTGCCTTTCTTGGTCTTCTCATACTTCTTTGTGTTCGCATTATTATCTAAGCGTCTACGTTCTCGCTGTCTGGCTAATTGTCTCTCATTCATAACACTGACTCCGTAATGTTTAGTCAATGCTATCATGTTTAACATGATCAACAAATCATTTTGTAGCTAATTGTTTGGCTACCAACTTGCCCATACTCTTTGTGGTATGTGATCACCTGCGCTTCACGGCCTGACATCCACCCGCCACGGCTCGCGTATGCGTCGGGCGCTGCCAGTGTTCGGTGCTGAGTGACCAGCATTAGGTTAGTCTCTTTAATGTCGATAGAGTGATAATGCCCCATGTGCGCGTAGGCGTGTTCCGTCCTGCCAAAGACTTCCCGAAACTTGGAGGCGAATACCGTATCCACATTGGCAACTTTGCGCTTGTGTCCGTGATGAAAAAATAGGGCAGTCTTGCCCCATTCAAAACAGTAGTAAGTGTCTGCCGAGTTATCCACTTCTATCCTCGGCTCTTTATCATATAACGCAGTTAGGAATTCGCGCATCCATGCACTACTGGCTGGATCGTGATTGGCATCACACCACTTGATATGCACCTTGGGATACTTCTCAAGTAGCATTCTAACAACTCTACGGATGACCCTAATTACCGTTCGGACTAGCTTCTGAAACCTTGTGTCTGCATCCAGAATATGCCTCGAAGCTGGCGTAACGGCCTCTAGCGAATCAAAGTGCAAGAAGTCGCCTAACTGCGCGAATACCGCAACATCGGCTTGTGAGCTTTGTTCTATTGCTTGGGCGAACCATTTAACCAGCGTGTCCTCGGCTATCTGTAAATCCCAGTCAGCCCCTACTTCCTCGTGCCACGCGAGCATCCCAGCATGGTAGTCAGTAATGACGAATAAGTGGGCAAGGTCTGACTTCTTGACCTTTGGCTTGCTTATCTTGCACTCTGGTTTTATTTCCTCATTGAGCGCCTCAATAGCTTCGCGCATTAACTCAAGCTGGCGCTGGTTATCAATGTCAGATTTAACCCATTGAATGACTGGCTCGCCGTCTTTATATAAAGTGCTGGTGCCCTTAACTTTAAAGCCATCAGGAACAGTGTGGTGCATGTCGTGATCTGGCGACCATCCACGTTTGGCGGCACTTACCCTAACTTTTTGCAGGTGGCGCTCAACCGAACGCTCTCTAACTCCAAGTTTGCGTGCAACCTCGGCATTACTCATGCCTTGTAGTTTGTAATCAACTAACTCTAACTGTCTATCTGTGTATGCGTACTTCCTTAAAGATTCCCACTCATGCTTCATCATAGGTCACCCCCTACGTTTGCGCCCTGTTAGCTGCTCGTTCTGAGGCTTCCACAGTGCGCCATGCGTCAATGTATGCTTGGGCGGCATGATAGCATACCTTTGCCTTGATCGCCTCTGTACGGGCTTCTATGGCGGCCTGACGCGCCTCTTTGTATTCGTAGTCGTCTTCGGCTCTCATCTCAGCTTCGGACACACCACAACCGCAGTCTTTATGTTGTAGTGCGATCTTGGCTTTGACCGATTTGAGACTACCTTCTAATAGATTGGCTGCCTGTTCCTTGTCGGCCCAGTCCGTTCCTACTCGAACGAGTTTTTCGTAAACGCTTTGCGGATTCATAAGCTACCTCAACATGCTTCTTGACTAGCGGCCTGAAGTGCTCGGGCACGTTTGCTAACATCTCGCGCCGATTGTCCCGCGATTTCTCTTGGATAATCTCTAGCGCATAAGTCCTCGGCCACTTCACTGATCCACCTTTGTCTTAACATTTTACTGCCAGGCTTTCGAAAACGTACAACATGGTTTTGCACTACTCTATCAACTAATCCCTGCGATTGCATCTCAATTAACAATTGTGAGATTCGCTGCTTAGTCGTAATTCTCTGCGCTGGCCCGTCCAATCGGTTTAATCTATCGAGCATGTCTGAGGCGGTAAACTCATCGCCCATTTGATAGACCTGGGTAGACATGATCTGCGCTATTTGTTCGCTGGTTGTACCGTTCTTACGCGTCATATGCCTGCCCATATTTATTGGTGAAGTACTGGCGCATACGTTCTTTTACCTCACCCTGTAACCATGAGATATCCGTGAGGTCGTCCAGATTCGATCTCTGACGTATTGACTTTGTTTCAGTACTTTTGAACGGCGAAGAGCCACCCTTATCCTGCGCGCGCGCCAGCCAAGAATTGATAAATCGCTTAATCCCCGCCTGAGTCTTTCGTTTCTTGGGATTGGCGTCGAGCCAACTCTCCATCTTTGCAATCTCGGCGAATACATCAACGGCAGGATACGTACGCTGCCATTGGATAATGTCTGCTTCATCTGCTTCCCACTCCTCTCCAGTATTTAGAATCATAACCGCCACTCCGCAATCTTAACCTTCTCACCATAGCGATTAAGGATAGTTTTAAATCCAGTCTGTATCTGGTGGCCTTTGCTTCTGAGTTCAGATATTCGTGCTGGCGCCTCAAGGATTCCTAAGTTATCCCAGGCGTTTAATCGGGTCAGAGTTTTCCCTTCCTTCAAGTATTCTAGGATTCTTTCTTGTTGTGTCATAACTCCCTCCAGAGTTTAGTGCAATGTACTGCTGTCTTTCTGCTGCATGATGATCTCGGTTAACAGGTAACTTAAATCTTCATATTCTAGTGATGTGAATAGATCAACACCGTCATCAGTAATTAAGATAGAGACGTAATCAGTGTCTTTGTCTTTCATACCATTAACAATCTTTTCATAAATATCCATCCACACTTACCCTTTTGATGTCCTATCGGACAACAATAAGTTAATTAGTAATGACGAGCAATGATTACCGTATCGAATCTTGACATCTATTCCCGTTACCTGCTCTCGGCACTGGGAGGCGCATCATGGAGAGGGTCAACTCCGCTCCGAGGTTCTTCGGTTCCTCGGCCTAACGCCCGATAATCTCTGCGATTCAATGTTGTAGATAGGTAGGGTCTTACTTACACTTACTACATCATTGTGGTCGCAACCTAATGATACTCCCCCGCACCCCTCCAGTGCAATAGACACCCCCCTTAACTGGGGGGTTTCTTTTAATCCATCGAAAATTTCAATTGAAGTCCCAAAGCTGTGCAAATTTCCCGAAGGGTTGATAACTTAATATCCGTAGCCTTTCGGTAATTACTCACGGTCTGGGGGCTAACGCCCAGACGTTTGGCTAGCTCACGATTACTGATGCCAGCCTTGGTCTGCGCGACTCTAATTTCCTGCCCTATGCTAGAAAGGGATATCATCTTCAAAGTCTTCCTGTACCACTTGTTTGGCCTGCTGGATAGCTGGCTGCGCTACTGCGTCTTTAGCCTTCACTGATAGAGAGAAAAACTTCTTACCCTGTTTACTCTCTTTAACCCAAGCGGATAGGTAGTGGTCAACACCGTTAACATCTATTGACCCTGTAAAGTCTGGATGTGTCTCTTTCTCTTTCTTGTCATTGCGGAATAGTACTCCGCGATTTTCATTTGAATAGTTGCTCATTATTTACGCTCCTGTTGCTGTACGGAATTCGGTTGATTTCATGGTTGCGCGTTCTTCCGTAGTAAACACACCGCCTTTGCTTGGGGCTTTCCATAACCCAACTTTTTCTTCTTCCGTGAGTTCGTCCCAGGCTTCCTTAGCCATGACTAAATCGCCAATCTCGATACCTGTTTTGATTGCCTCGATGCTGTCCGCCAACTGATCGACCAGCTCCGCGTACTCATCCTTTACCGTTGATTGCTCGCCGTTACGTAGCATTGCAGACTCACTATCGTCATCCACACTCGGGATCGAAAATAGGCTTTGCAAGGCATAGCGACGCGCATAGCTAATTGCGCTACCCGCTGCTTGTGGATCACCCTTAACCATGGGTAAAGTAAACTCATGCTCTAGCCACTGGCCTGACGTGTGCATTAAGCGAGTGACTACGCCGATTGAATTACCATCACGGTGCGGCAACTGTACGTAACTTAAACCATTATCGAAGCATGGTTGCTTGATCGCTTTAATCACGCTTGTAAGGTCTGCGTAAGACGATTTAAAGAAAGGGTTGGCGCTACCCTTAACAGCGCCCCCCATTGCTCCTTGTGCTGCGCATAGCGCCAGCGATAACTTCTCTAGTGAATCACTTGATTTCATAACTTACCCTCCATTGCTTTAAGTACTGCGCCACTGAACGCATCCAGTATCGCATCGTATGCCGAGTCGGAATCGTTAGATTCCCAGGCATATAAAATTTTATCTAAATAATCGTCCATATTGGCCACATACTCACCGACCACAATCTCGGCTAATAGCGTTTTGTTCTCGCGTGCCAAGTCCAAAATGCGCATTTCTGCGCACTCTGGGCAGGCAGTGTGGTTAGTGATTAAAAGTTCTTTACCGCAGTAATGGCAGTCTTCATGCATTTTTGTGTCCCTCGCATTCCAGTTCAGCGTATCGCTCAGCAAAGCCAGCCAAGTAGTCTGGGTCATTGTCGAGCGGGTTAGTGTATAGCTCAGCATCAACGGCTCCGCACCATCGTAGCCACTCTGAGTATTCAACTTGGGTTAGTTCGTCCATAGTGTGTCCCTCCAGATCACAACTCAAGATTAATGATTTACTTATACAGTGTCAAATGTTTTTTTTATTTTTGTTAGATTTTGTTTCGCAATCTTTGCAGTAGTGCTCTACGTCTTTGTGTCGTAAACCGTAAGCCAGGATGATGCGGCACTGGTTACAGAGTAATGCGCCAGCACCGCCATTAAATTTAACGATTGCGTGCTTGAACTCTTTCATCGCTCACTCTCCAGTTTTAAAATTGGCTTATATAGTTACCAGTTGGCATACCTTTTGGCGCATATATAAACCACTCGCTTATTGTGTTGTGCTGTTGTTCGCTTATTAAGTCTACTGTAGTGTCCAATTTTGGCGATTTTGTGTACACATAGACACCCTCATATCTAAAAACTGGGACTTTATAAACACTTTAATGCGCCACTTTATGTGTCGCGATTACACTTATCTGCGCTTAGTCTTCGATGTAATCCTCGAACATATCCTGCTTCACTGGGTCTATGTAGTCGGCTTCAAAGTAGCTGACCCGAGGCACCAGGCTAACAGGCGCGACTGCTTCTTCAACCCATGACGCAAACTGCGCGTGCTCGTTATCGGTATATACACCGAGGATATACTCACTCTGTCCTGTGCTCTTCTGCACCATCTCTACTATGTACATCGCTATGCTCCCAAAAAGAATAGCCATACAGCTCAGCGGCTCTCATGTACCTTCGTAATGTCTGCTCTGATACACCATATATCAAAGCTAGGTTTTCATAGTATACGCCTTTTTGTACTAGTT